TAACCCCACCCTTTTTCATGGGCGCTGGCATTGGCGCAGTTCCCATCGGGGGGCGTGGTTTACCCATTGGAGGACGCGCAGCAGTCGGCATCGGAGTGCGCATACCAGCAGGCATCTGGGGCCGGGGGCCAGAAGGACGAGCAGCCATCAAAGCGGATACTCGGGGATCAACACCGCCGCTAGCCAGCTTCAAGGATGTACCTGTTCCACCCTTGTGTTCTTGCATGTCGTGCTGCTTGAACGCTTTCTTAATCATAGCCTTGTCTTGAGTTTTATCCGACATGCCACCTTCGGCCATGCCACCCATATTCATCTTCTTCATAGCAGAGTCTTTCATCATCTTGCCATCGGGCATCTTGTGCATACCGTCTTTTTTCTTAGCCATCATTGCCATAAAACCGGGGTTCATCGTAGCCATATCACCACCCCTTGCAAATAGTGCCATCTGACCGTGGTTGGTCTTTGGCTTGTTAATCTTCTGAGCATCGGGCCTGCCACCAGAACCAAACTTACGCCCTTTATCTGCCTTGACAAAATCTTCCCCAACCGATTGCGCTATGCCAGCCTTCTTAGCAAACGCCGGGTTATTAGCTATTGCCGCCATGAAATTATGTTGCTTCTTGCTGCTTGAGGGCATTACTTGCTCCACCAATGAAAGACTTGGGCCAGACCAGCGCCTACCACACTACTTACGCCGCCTAACAGCATCATAGCCCTCCAGCCCCCCTTGGCCTCGGACAGCGTGGATTGGATATCTATCAGCGTTTTCTTGATGTCGTTCATATCCGACATCAGCTTGTCCATGTCCTTTTGCAGATGGTCTATATCTGCGGCATGGGTAGCAAGTTCTCTCGCAGTGGCAACTTCATTAGTCATGCTTAACCCAAAGGATTAACATAATGTTTTTGCATTTCAAGAATTACAGTGTACGCATCTCCAGCAGTGCCGTCAAAAGTCGTGAAAGTAATAACGCCGTCTTTGCCAGTACTAGCGTTGTTCCACAGCCCGCCAAAACTTGAGTAATCTTGCGTGTAATTAGTATTGGGTGGGATGATTTGAATAGGTACTGGTGTGCTTGCCTTCCAATTCATTTGAACTTCCAAGCCGTGCGTCATTGCCGTGCATTTCAAAATAGTCACAGCATCGCAAGCGCCCCCAGCCGCTGAAGGTGTGAGCGCCGAGGGTGTAACTTTTGCAACGGCAGACTCATTTTCAGTCGTACTCATTGATGCATAGAACTTCATAATGGCGACCCGTTCGCCATCGAATAATGTTTGAGATGTGGCCGTGATAGTCATTCATTTCTCCAAAAAATAAAAGCAGGGGTCGAAGCCCCTACCTTAATTAGCAGACTTCGCCGCCCCGTTTAAAAGTCCCGGCAAGACGGTCGATAGCTACCGGGGCAGAAGGAGCTTTCTTCGGCATCGCTACGGCGCGGCCAGTGTCGTTAACACTGCCCCCCGTAGCGAAGGCTTTTTTTGACGAACCACCCTTCTTGAATCCGCCGTCATTACCAAGAGCTACGCCCCCGGTTTTCAATCCCTTGTGCGCCTTTGATGCTGCCATACCAGCGTGTTTAGATAGCTTCTTGTCTACCCCTGTGATCGCTTTCATCTCGGATTTATGCATAGCAGGGGTCTCTACCTCGCCGCCTTTTTTCATCATCGGGCGACCCATCGGGGGAGCTGCCATTGGCGGGCGACCCATCATAGCAGAAGGGGCGGTGCCACGGACCGGAGGAACCACAGGCCTAGCCATGCGCCTTGCAGCCATAGCACGAGCAGCAGCCGGATTACCCATGGGGGTTACCGGAGGAGGAGAACCAGCCATCGCACCCATTGCGCCGCCGTCCATCTTCTTGACTGGCTTGAACCCTTCGTTAGCGCCCTCCCTGTGGAGTCGTGCATGAGAAGCGGAGCCACCCCTCTTGAGCTTCAGTTCAACTGAAGGCTCAGTGGTCTCCATTTTCACCATTGGCTTGAATTGGCCCATGTCGTTCTCCTTATGCTTGTGTGACGCCAAGAGCGCCAATACGGGTTGCATTCGGGCCTGCCGCAATTGCTGGCAGGGCTATTCCCATCACAAGACGCTTGATACCGTCTGCCGCCGAAGAAGGCGTGTACGTTCCGCGCACATCACCCGTAGTGGTAGTTGCTGTAGCGGTAGCAGCGACAGTCATAGTGCCAGCGTCTTCAGCCAAGGTGTTATCCCAGCCGGCACGGGTGACGTAGCCCCGATCAGTGATACGCAATGGCGCACCCAATATGTCGGTTGTACCTACCGCAACGGTTACCACGCTTGCACCAGAAGAGACAACGCTGGAAATTTGGTAAAACGCTTTTTTACCATTGACAGTTGTTGATGCCACCGTTCCTGTTGCAATTACTTCGCTCATGGCTTGACCGTAGTAGTCGTACCCTGAAACCGTAATATTGACAGTGGTTGGAGAACCAGCGCCTGTGGTTGTAGAAACACCGCGAGGGCAGTCGAGTTGCAAGCCTGTTGCACCGCCTGTAATCGTAGCTGACGTAACACCAGCACCTGCGGCCAGCGTGAGCGTGGTAGCAGTGGTGATGACAGCGGCAACAATGTTAGTCGTCAGTTTCGCTTGTGGTACAGCGTCCCAAACATAAACGCGACCCAATGGGCCAACACCTACGCTCATGGTAGATGGGTTTTGCAACAGTGCATTACCAGAGCCGATGATTGTGGCGCTTGCTACGGTTTGAGAGGCGCTTACGGTGTAAGTACCTGTGCCGCCCGTACCCGTACCGAGAGCGGTAATGTAGGTGCCATTGGTGAGTGACGTTGAACTGTCAATGAACATACCCACGGCAATATTGTCACCAGAAAGCATTGCGGTGACGGTAAGCACGGTGGTAGTGATTGACCCAGTAAAAGTTGAAACAGCAGGATAGGCATCCCCACCTTGATAGGTAATAGCGGAACCTAGAAAAAGATCATCCGAAAACTGAGGCATGGTCTGCTCCTTGAAAAGTTTGACCAAACATTAAAAAAAGGGGCTGGGTTTTATTCCAGCCCCTGCTTACTTTAGACTCCAGCGGTGCCGTACACACCACGCGGGTCAGTCCAACCCACGGTGTAGCGCTCGGTGGCCTTGTAACGCATGGAATCGGTTTCGAAATCACCTTCCATCGTTTTCTCTAGCGCACGACGCATCATCAGCTTTAGGCCTTCTGGCGCATCGGTCTGCACCCACCATGCGTTAGCATTAGTGAGACGAGACAGGACAGCTGCGCCTTCGTCCATCAGTCCGATGGATTTCACCGGATTGATGTCGTTGTTCGCAGTGCCAGCCCGCAAAACCGACTTCAGCAAGACTTCCGCTTGGAACACATTGCCGGGAGCGACAATAAGTTGCCTTGGGACCAGACGAATTTTCTTCTGGTTGTTGTCCACTGCTTGACGGATCTGGATTAACATCTGCTCTAGCGACGTCTGCGACAAATTAGCGGACGTGGTCAGCAAGTTGCTGAAAGTTCCGCTAACGACCGGGTGTGCTGAGCTGTTAAGCGCCACACCATCACCACCCGTATAAGACGAATTGAAAGCGCGATTCAGCACGTTGGCCGATAGCGTTTCTTTTGTCTCAATTAGGGATTGAGCCAAATGCTTGGCATATACCTGACCAATACGGATGTGGTCGCCGTCTTCAACCAGCACTTTGGTCAATGCGAAGGCAAGGCCGTACACATTGTAGACATAGCGTTGGAGGAAGAGTACACCACCCTGCTGATAGGTAACCGGAGTTCCATCAGGCAGTTGCGGTGCAGCGCCAAATCCGTACAGGACTGGTTCTTCGTGGTAATTTCGAGGGATACCCTGTTCCTCACGGAACACCCTTGACCATTCGTCTTTACGTTGGTCATAGACTCCATCGAAGCATTCATTGAGAATAGGCTCAACGATGCTTCTAAAGTCCGTACTGCGCATTGGTGCGGCCATGATTGGACTCCTTTAAATGGCGACGATGTTAGCTGTGTACTGGTGGCGGCTGATTTGCACGCGCACTATCACATACGAGTCTCCCCATGCATTGTCTGCATAGGGGGCGATGTCGATGATTCGGAAATCACCTTGACTTGATGCACCTACCACGGTTCCAAGCATAGCCGCCGACAAGCCAGTAGTTGTACTACCCGCCGTTGCTGAAGACATATTGCATTGGTCACCAATAGAGGTTTGCGCCAGCGTCGCAGTGGATTGCACTTCATACACTATCGTTTGTTCTTGATAGTAGTACGCAATGCATGAGCCAGTTTGATACGCCGTATTCGCAGGCCACTGGTTGTTGATCTGGCGACGTCCAGAAGCATCAGTGTATTCCACACCAGCAAACGTACCAATAAAGGCACTGCCTGCGGTGGCAATAACGATGTTTCCGTTCGTATCCAGTGCTACTGGCTGATTCTTGAGAATGCCAGTGGAATAACCACTAGCTATACCGCCAGCCAGCGCAACTGCTCGATCCAACCCAGTGGGGTGGTAAACAGGGCGAAAGCCAAACGGAGCAGATGTTGAAGACATTGTCTTACTCCTAATTTAGTTCGAATTCTATCACTGAAAAACAGGGATAGGCATGGGTTTATCGAGTTCACTAATACCTTCGCCTTCGATTTGTCCAAGACGCTTGCCATTGCTGTCCCGCCCAATTTGCTGCTCGGCTTGAACGCGGATTTTGTCCGCTTCGTCCTGAGGAGCAAAATGATGCAGTTCCTCCATAATCTGCTGGTACACTTCCTGTGGCAGTTTATAGAGTAACATCTCATTGCAAGCGACGAATCCAGTATGCTCACCGGCTTTTACTTTGTAGTTCTCAAAGCCCGGAACATCTTCAATTTTCACTGGTTCGTAACCCATACGCATCCGCTTGTGGATAGGGTCATACCCATTGGTCGTCGAAAGCCAACATACGTGAAATCCCGGGATCGCCGGGGGGGTCGGAAGAGATTCTTGAATCCACTCCGATCGGAACATTCTACGACGTTCCTGCGCACTCGCCAACTCATCCGATGCCGAACCACGTTTACTATCCTGCGTTGCGCGGGACTCACGGCCACCACCAGTAAGATCTTTTTTAAGACGTTCATCTCTCATGTTCAGCTCCTGTTCGTATTCATGCGGTCATATTCTGCGTACTTGCGAATCATTTTATTGCGGTCGGTGATGTTATCCCACCTACCCGCATCTTTGATCGCCCTTACGCGCTCGGGGGAAACCCGGAATTCGCCAGCGCGATTCCCAGATGTTGCTTCCCTGCCTGAGCTTGTAACCACGGAACGAGGCCTCCTAGAGGATGATTTGTCTTCACTACCCCCATTATAATGGTGTGGTAGGTACTTTGTCAATCTATTATCCAACTCCTCCCAGTAATCGGAGGTCGTCGGATCCCAGCCTTCGGCTACGAGCGCTTCGTCGACTTTTGTCGCCACTTGGCTGTCCATGTCTTTCCCGTTGGGGTCGTACCAGCCATTTCGCGCCATCCAGTCACCCGCGTGGCGTTTTAGAAGGGGGTCTTGAGCTTTCGGAACCGACGAGCGGGTAGGCTCGCTGACCGCCTTCTTTTTCAGAGCCTCCAACGCCTCCACCTGACGCCTCGCGTCGTACCAAGACTCATTCGCCTCGGCCAACGCCGCCCCGTCAGCCATTTCCGTGGCCTCTTTGAGCTTCATCTTGGAGTATTGGAGTCGCAAATGACCATCTTCAATAGCCTTGTCCAATCGAGCGAGGTCCGAACCCGCCGTTCGCTTCTCCAAGACGGATAAGCGCTCGGCCATCTGTTCATTCTGACGCTTCAAATTGGTGATCAGATGGGTCGACTCGTTCTGCTTAGCCCTCGAAAGCTTTTTCTTAAGCTGTCGCTCCTCTCGACGGGCTAATCGGAGTGATTCTCGGGCTGGATCGGCATGTGGAATATTGTCGGAGTTATCCTCCGGATCATCCGAATCATCCGAGTTGGCTCGACCACCCGTTTTGAAACCCTCTTGACCCCCGCCGTCATCCTGCGGGGACTCTCCCTCGGGTAGGGAAACCACGGCAGAACCATCCGGCTCCTCCGCGAGTTGCAAATCTATCTTTTCAGTCGGATTCATAGGAATGCCTTTACTTTCAATGGGTCACCCGTAACTTTTGCAATTACTTCGTGATCGTTAAAAACGCTAAAGAGTGCGGTTTCGCCCAATGTCTTGTCACCATAGATGACTTCCCATCGGTCTCCACCCCATTTCGGCATACGAACGTAGTCGCCGATTTCCACCCAATTACCCTCGGGCCATGGCTCGAGTGTGTCGCGCTTCTTGAAAGCTAGCGGGCCAATCGCGATGATTTTTGCCACCTGATTGTTCCACTTTTCGGTTTCCTTAGTCTCCTCGACGAGTACAATTCCTGAGCTAGTGACAGTCTTTCGGGTCTGTCTCCACTGGACGAGAATCCGTCCACCTACAGGTAAAGCACCGGGATTAACGTCAGGAAATGCTTCCCGCAGCGCAGCTTCATTCGAAGCTTCCGGTTTATTATCGCTCATCTATTTCATCTTCCTTTAGAAGGTTATTGAGAATTACCAGAGCTTCTGCAAGCCCTTGGTGCTGTCCTACCAGCCTCTGGTAGGTTTCGAAGTTGACGGCATTACCATCAACTAACGACTGAGCGATCGTCTTCTGGCGGGCTTCAACAGCACCGATGAAGTCGCCAACGTATCGCACTATTTCTTCTTGGCCTGAGCCAATGCGCCGCCACCCTTTTTAGCTGGTGCAGCGGTTTTCGTTGGCTCTTTCGAACCAAGCGAAGTACCATCGAGCTTCACGCCCATGGCGATCCGCTTGTGGTAGGGTACATCTTGACCCATTTGGGCCGAATCGTTTTGTGCCATGTTACACTCCTAAAGTACGTTGTGCGCTTTCTTGCGCGGCCAGTGCAGTTTGTTGCTGCTCGTGCTGCAGCACTGCCGCGTCTTGCGTCAATTCCGCAGTCTTGATTCGTTCTTCGGTCAGATTGTCCGACGCGTTGAGTGCGATCTTGATCTGCTGCGCCCGGTTCTTGTCCAGTATGTCGGCTTGGAGCTTTTGCTTCGACAGCTCCGCGTCCATCTGATCCTTCGTCTTGCGCCTTTCCGTCTCGGCCATCGACGTTTGCATGATCACCTGATCGCCCCCGTCCATTTGAGGCTGGGGTTTCATCTTCTGCAGCATCTCGGTTAGCTGCTGGATAGCGGGCATCACCTTCTCAAATGCATCTTTCACGTCTATTTGCACGTGCTGGGACGCAAGCGCGTACAGCTTGTCCACCTCTCCGGTGATCCCTGCAATGTCGTAGTCCTTCACGGGTTTCCCCAATGATGTCTCCACATACCCATTCATGTGCCCCAAGTACCAGAGCATTAGGTGCTGTTTCAAATGCTCAAGGCATTGTGGCAGGAACTGGGTGGCAATGATCGGGTTGGACCCCAGCACGGGGTTAAGTGCGAAATCCAAGTGCGCCTGAATATGCGCCAGCTGATTCTGGTGTGGGTACGCAAATGCGGCACGACCAATCGCCATCGACGCGTTCTCCTCCGCCGCGTTAATCTCGGTTGGCTCCGCCGTTGCGGGCATCAACTCGGTCACATTCGGGATCTTCATCTGCTTCAACGCCCGGGAGACAACGGCTCGGCGATCAAACAGATCCGGGTATTTATCCATGTAGGCCATTACCGCTTGGGTCTGGGCCATCCGTTGGGATTCGGAGAATATGTGCGGGTCACTCACCGGGAGCACATCGGTGTTGCGGTTGAAATCCTCACGCCTTATGTCTAGCTCTTGGACTATGTCGCCCTTGCGCATATCGTCCAGATACCAACGGTTGATGCGTTGCAGCACCTTGAGCACCCGGCTTTGGCTGTCGTGCAACCGGGCGTGAATAGCGGAGAATACCTTCGACCCTTGCTCAATCAGCGCTTGAGTCGTCCCAACTGGCGCATTTGCGTTGATTTCAGCTATCTTCTCCTCGCTTGTCGTCACCACGCCTTTTGCAGCGTCGGTCAGGAACCCAACGAGCTTGAATAACACCTCGCTCGGCGGATTAAACGGCATCGGCATCGCGATCTTGCGGATGTCATCCACTCCCGGTGCGCCTTCGATTTCGGTCACCTGCGTAACATCCACGCTCTGCGATTGGCCTGAGATCTTCGCGCCCTTGAGCTTCAGCATCGTGGCCGCATTGTTGATATGCGCCGTGTCCATTAACGCCCGCAGCGCCCCGGTGATCGCAGCGGACAGTCCACCGATTAGGTGTGGCAACCCGATCGCGTAGGCACCCCGCCACGGGATGAATTTGAACTCAATCAGCCAGTCGAGCTTTTGCATCGCCTCGTCGCCCTGCTCCCAATTGCGATACAGTCCGAGCACCTCGGTGTTTAGCTCGTCAATCATCAGAATGTACGGGGCCAGCTCCCCCTTACTGTGCGAATCCTCATCCTCAGCCAGATGCGTGTAGATGTGGTACACCCGGCGCAGCCCGTCCTCATTGTCTTGGAACTGCTTGCCTTCGATCTTTTCGTTCGCCTTTTGCGTCTGCGTCTGGTCCGGCTCTGCAGTCGCCCTAATAATGTCGACATCGCGGTAAAGACCGCTGGCCACACGACTTTCGAATTCTTGCTGCGTTATGTCCTGCACCTCGCTCACGCGCTGTGCCGTGTAAAAATTTGCAGCCGAGAACGGCAGCAGGATGTTGTCGATCGCCACAAATTCGGCACAGGGTCGACGTTTGCGCTCGTCGTACCACATCTTCATGAACTGCGACCCGCCCAGCGGCAATTGCGTCAAAAGCTGCTCTTGCTCGTCTCGGAACTCCTCGATTTGCTCGGTAAGCTGCCAATTCATGAAGTCGCGTTTGCGCTCCGCCCGTTTCGTCTGCTCCCCGTTCACCCCCCCGATTATGTTGGTCCGCACCGGACCATCGGGTGGGAACAGCTCTTTGATCGCTCGCGATTCGAAATCGATGCAAGCCTCAGCCATCACTGGGTGCACCACCTTGCTCGCCCCTTGGAACTGCGCTCCGCCCGGGGCATCGTTCCCGAGTCCAGTCCGGCGCAGTCCCTCTTCGTATTGCTTATCCCGCTCTTTGCGCGCATCCTTATCCGTGTCGATCAGGTCCAAGTAGCGCATCGCCAGCTTGTCGAGCTTCCACGAATCGACCTCCTCGGCCAAATTTGCGTAAAAATCCTGATCCTCCGTCGGGCCTTTGAACTCATCCATTCGGACTATCGCGGACCCGTCCGGCTGTTCATCCACCTCGGCGAACTCGTCATCCATGTCCAAGTCGAACACCATCCCCTGATCGTCCTCCGGACCTGCGGGCGCTTCCTGCTGCTGCTGTGGAAATTCGGTGGCCATTAATTATCCTTTACGTGCGATTGTAACACGGCTCAATCCTTGTGACCATCCCTATTCGAAGCCGTACTCGCTGATATCGCGTGCTGTCCGCATCATTTCTCTGTACTTATTGGGGTCTACGTTGCGGATCTCGCGCAATGGGTCACGCAATGATTGCACCGAACCTTCACCTTCGTGCCTCATCATTTGGCGCAATACCTCGGACGACGGCAAGCCCTCGCCCTCAATCTCAATAGACGCGGGGTCTTTCATGTGGCGTGCGATTGACTCAATGTCGTACGGCTCGGGCTTTCCACCACGGGTAGACATGGTGCGCACAAAGTCAATGGCTTCGTCCACACTCATGCCCTTGGACAACGCTAACGCCATGAGGCCTTGCGCGGTAGAAGGTAGCGCGGCGGTTGGGGCAACGGCTTTGACCACCTCTCCCACGTTCGGTATCAACCCGGTGGGCAATGCGCCTTGCAACGCTTGACTGACGGCACCCTTGAGCACGGTTCGGCGCGACGTCGGGGTGGCAGCTACCGATTTCAACGTGGACGCCACTTTACCCGCACCCGGGTCCACCGTCGTCGTTTTCTCCGTCACCGCTGGTGCACCCCGCAGCCCTTTGTCCATCTCCTGCAGTGCTTTATCGTCGATTTTCGCTAGCGGGAAGTCCATCGGTGGCTGGGCTTTAAGTCCAAACAGCGAGCGGCGGCTCATGTTCGGGGTCTCGACTTTCACCCCTTTGGCCATTAACTCCGCTGCCATCTGGTCCAACGTCTTCTTCACCCCGCCACCACCCGCGTACAATTGATCGGGTATTAGCTGCCCGCCGTCGCTCATGTCCGGGGTCGTGTGGTCAACCACCACCCCGCCCTCCGCATAACGTTGGGGCGCTGCCCGCATCTCGTGCCTCGCCGTCGATTCTGGTGCGAAATCCGCCCGACGCGTGGCAGTCGCCGGGTCGTGCGATTTGCCGCTGCGCTGCTTGAGCATCTCCTGCACCACAAGCCTTCGCAGCACCGGGTCCGGGAATCGGGACTCGAAATCCTCGACTGCCCTTGCCCTATCGAACTCCGGGTACTCGGTTGGCGGCTCGGCAAAAGCCCGCTGCTTGGCCGATGCTGCATTGCGCTGCTCGAAGTCCATCTGTGGCCCGGCGTTTGTCTCCCCCGAGTACGCCGCCATTGCGAGCGGTACGGAACTGCGAAACCCCGCGAATAGCGTGGTCGCGTCGATTGGGTCCATGCCACTCAGGATTTCATCGATCGGGTTACTGGGCATACGGATTTCCTCGATTTGGTCTGTACTCGTCGTCCACGTAGTCGTTGTCCAGCGGCTCCGGGTCGATGTCGAGGAAGGACATATCTTTTAGCAGCCGCAGTGCTTGGCTTAGCGTATCGGTCAGGTCGTCCCGCTCGGATTCGGGGAATGAGCACACCTGACTGACCAGCGCCTCTGCCCAATCCCTCGGCTGGCCCCGGTGCACGAGCGATTCGGGGACGTAGACCCGGCCATGTGCGATGATGTTGGCCACCAAATGCAACCGTTGCACTTTATCGGCTCGCCCCGGGTTGTAGGCGCGGCACGGCACCCCAGCGCGTTGCAGGTCTTGCAGGATGCTAATACCCGAGGCTTTGTCCTCGACGAGCACCAGATCCACCTTTTTACCCGGCTCGCCGTAGATCGATTTGTACTCCTCAATGATCTTGGGTCGCAAATCCGGGTACGCGAGGAAATCCTCCCAGCAGTCGATGAGCATGGCGCACAGCTTGCTGTCGTCGTTCGGGCGGAAAATACCCCAGACACTACAAGCAGTCGGATCGTTCTGCGTCTTCTCGGTGTACGCGCAGTCGTAGGACTGGAGCACGTAGATGAACTCGGGCAGTGCACGGTCCGCGTCCCAGAGCTTAAACCAGTCACGCTTCACGATGCCATAATCTTCGGGGTCGATCACCTCGGCGTACAGCTCCTGCCGCCCGATTCGTGTGCCCTCGTACTGCGAAATTATCTCGTCCCTGAATGTGGGTGCGAGGTTATTGAAATTCTCGTGCGTCGTGCCCGTGGTCACTAGCACCCGCTCCTCGCTAATCAGCCGTCGCACGATCGGGATCGGCTTGGGCGTCGTCGTGATGCACACTCGCGGGCGTTGCCCCAGTCGCAGCCCAAACATCAGGTTGGACCACATGCTTTCCGCGTTGCGGAATTTCGCCAACTCGTCCACCCATGCCAGATCGTGCTGGGGTCCGCGCAGCGTCTCGGGGTCGTTGTCCGAGTAGATCGTAGCGATCGCCCCGTTTGGCCACTCCACCCGGCGTTTCGATGGGACGAATATCGGCTTGCACTTGGGGTGCGAAATAGCGAGCAGCCCGCTTTCGCCCTCGATCATCACGTCGCGAGCGTCGCCCGCATCCTCAGCAATCAGCGCGATTCGACCCGCCAGTTTGTTCTCGACGTGATACCGGACAAATTCGGCACCACACCGGGTTTTGCCCCACCCACGACCCGCGAGGATGAGCCAAATCGTCCATTTCTCCCCGTCCGGGATCGTCTGATTGTACCTCGCCCACGTCGGCCAGTCGTAGTAAAGCTCGAGCGTCTCCCGATCCGACAACTCCGACACGAACTCGTGCCAGTTGTCGGGGTCAAGCGGCGGCTTACTCTTCCGCCTTTGACTTCGAGTTGAGCCGTTGGGCGAGACGATCACGGAGACCCTCGATATTGATGGTTGAATCCAACGAGCCGGACACGTTCATGTTTACTTCTTTTGACCGGAATTTAGCGTCGTACCCCATGAGCGTGAACTGCAGCAGCCCGTCGCTGAATTTCTTCACCGTGTCGCCCGTGCGTAGCCCTTGGTGCGTCAACGGCTCGTCGTGTCCGACCACGGATCGCCGGTACGCCTCAGCCCGCATCGTGTCGACCATCTCCTCTTGGATCATCTCCATGAGCGAGTCGAACATTTTGTGATCCCCTCGCCACGCGATAATCGTAGCACGGACAATGCCCGCCGTCGTATACGCGTGCCTCATGCTAAATTTCGAGTCATCGGGTCCGTCCCGGAACTCGGCAAGCATGATCACCATTTTGTACGCTTTGGTCTCCTCGTGCTTCTTCAACTCGCCTTTCGCGGCGATCGTCGGGTCGTTGCACGTCAGCGAGTGCGAGAGATTTGAAGAGCCACTGGGCGGGAGTCGGATCCGATCACGGATGATAGCGTCGAGCAGCGTTTGCGCTGAGACCCCGGCGCGTCGCTCGTAGTCAGCGAGCGTCTCCTTGCCGATTTGGTCGAGCGTCGTTAGATCATCTTGGAAAGCCATAGAATGCATTAAAACACGAACGACGCGATTGGCACAACCCTTGTGTTTGTACGCGGAATCGATGCAGAGAAGCTATGGCCAAGCCACACCCAATAGTCGGGAGCTATAAACTATCGGCAGGTTCTAGTCGATAGTCGGGGACTATTGCAGTCGTGCGCGTACACGAGGCATCTAAGATGAAGCCCCATGTGGTGGTTTAATAATTCTTGCTGTCTGAAGCTTGAGATGGAACGCTCTTTCCATTCGAGAATCTTCGTCCTGTTCCATCGCCGATCGGAGTGATGGAACAGCCTCTTCCATTCGAAGATCGGTACTTTTGTACCATTGTTCCACCGTTCCATTACTTCTCGTTCAATCGTAATCTCGTAACCTCGACCTCACCCCCGTGTGCATGTGTAACAATGGTACAGAGCCTCTTTTTTCGAATGGGGAGTGCGTTCCATTGGTTGTTCCATCTTGATGGAACAGTGGAACGCTTTGTGGGTTCCGTTGGGTGTGATCACCCCGGAGTGCGTTGCACACTCCGAATCCGTATTAAACCATAGCCTCCCGCAGTGCGTCAATTAACCCGTCCGTGGTACAGTCACGCTTCACCAGCATGACCCCTTCGCGCCTCCATCGGGCTTGGTCCCACGTGTCGATCGCCCCACCGACCCGGGCGGCGTTGAACACTGCAATTTCCCCGTCGATTTGCACGATGAGCCACCCGCTCGCTCCCGCTGCGTTGAGTCTTTGCATCCAGTGGCGTTGCCCGACGGTCCAACCCGGCAATCGGACCGGGGTGGTGGCTCGCCGGGGCCAGCCCTCGAGTGCTTTTAACTCCACCCACCCGTGCTGCCCGGGCAGCGCGATGTACAGGTCCGGGGTGTCCCGTTTCACCTCGTTCTCGACCCTTTCGAGCATTCCCCGGTGCCCCAGCCGCTGGTTCAGCCAGTCCCACAGCCGCTGCTCGGGGTGCCTCATGCCCCAGACGACCCCGCCCGGGTATCTCCCGGGGCTTCGGTGGGGCTTGGGGATATAGTATCGGTACTACCATAGCCCGGAGCATTCTGAGCGCCTCCGGAGGCCTCCCGTTCGACCACTCGGAGCGCGTCCAGCGCCATCTCGTAGGATCCGTCCCCGAATTGCTTCCAGAAGTGGCACTTGGCTCGCATTTCGCATTCGGTCATCCGATCGCCCTCCGCAGTGCATTTGCCAGCCGCATCGCCCCGACTCCCGGGTTCGGTGCTCCGGTGATGATTGCCGGGTCCACCCCGTATTTCGCGCACAGCGCCAGCCGTGCAGCGGGTGTTCGGTGCACCTGCAGCAGCTCCCGCACCGGGTCCGGGGGTCCTTCTGCCCGCGATGGGGTCGTCCGGGCCTTCCCCGGGCGCTCGGTGACCTTCTGGACCGAGGGTTGGGGTGTACATACCGGCGACCCCTCCGGAACGCTCCGAGGCCCGCCCGTCCCACGCACTAGGACCCGCCCCGCCTCGATCGTCGTGCCATCGGCAAGCGTGTATTTCGTCCGCTTCTGCTCGGCGTACGGGCCTTTGGCCCACCAAGGCACGTACATCGGATCGTCCACACCCCGGGGGGCGTGTTCCAGCAGGACCGCGTCGATGGTCATACGCTGCTGCGCGTGAACCGATCGATCCACGCCTCCCGGTTCTCGACCGACCCCCAGCACTGGCTCGGGATTTCGAAGTACATGTACTGCACCCAACGCGGGAGCAGTGGCAGGTTGATCGAATCGGCTCGCCCCACGGCTTCAGCCAGATTATTTGCCAGCAGCGCTGACATGAAATGCCCCGGGCGTTGCCCTCGGGCGACGTACTCGCGCATCGGCTCCAGCAGCCGCTCGGGGATCCCGTAATCCGGCGTCCGGATCGAAGGTGGTAGGTCGCGAAGCGCGATCGTTGGTGCCTCCGGGATCGACTCCGGACTAACGTTCAAGGTCTTGATTTTGCTCATACTGTCTCCCTTATTGCTAGTTGCTCCACCCGCCGCAGTTGTTCCACTGGCAGCAGCCCGATGATGTCGACCCCGCCCGCCCGGACTGCGATCACGCTGACCGATGGCGGGTACCCGGGTTCCTCCCACGTCCGCGCTTCCCCCGCCCGGTACTCGCAGGTGCACTGTAGTGACGCGTCGACCAGCCCGCACGTCGTCCACTCGAATTCGAAGGTGTAGTCATGGTTCATTGTGCCATCGCCTCGCGTACCTCGTCCAGCGCTGCCTCAGTGTCTTCCAACGCTGATTGCAGCGTCGCGATCGCCGACTCCAGCATGGTCGCGCACTCCTCGATGCGCTGCCCGTTGTCGCTGGCTTGCAGACCCTCGGGCATGTTGTCGAAACACTCTTGCTCGGCAGCTTGGAGCGCCTCCAGCTCCGAGATTTCGTCCACGATCGATGCCCGATGCGAATCGATCGAGATCAGGATCTTTTCGATGGCGTTGCGGCGTTTTGCGTTCATTGTCCCACCACCTCGCACAGGACCGACCGGCAAAGCTGCCAGACGAGCCACGTGAATTCTGTGCCGCTTGCGATGGCGGCATCCAGCGTGCGCTCCATCTCCGCTTGGGTGCCCGCTGGGGAGATTGATTGGAAATCTATCATTTTAGTCCTCTATTGGTTGATTGAAATGCTAATTATAACACGGGCGGTACAGGTTTGTAATTACCCCCCCCTTAATTTCACACGGAGTAGGGTTCGCCGCCGGACAGCGCGATGTCGTAGGGCGAGAAAATGGGGATGAAACGACCCGGGCTGCTGCTGTTCACGGTCCCGTTCACCGCGTTGTCGTAGAAGTCCTCGCGCAGGGTGTCGAGGCGCTTGTCACCCATCTCGACCAGTGGCATGTTAGCCTTTGTCAACAGGACATTGCGGGTGGGTAATTTGCGATAGATCATGGTGTGTTCCTTTGTGTATGTGTTATTGGGTCGGGGCCGCAGCCCCGGGTGGTGGGTTATACGCTCGCTGCCTCTTGCTTCAGGGCGCGACGCAGCATGTTGCCCAGATTCATGCGCTGCATACCGGGGTTCAGCCGCTCGAAGCGTTGGCGCAGACCCGCCACCGAGGTGCCCGTGGCACCCGATGCCGTCTGGTACACCGCATCGAGGGTCAGGCTGCGCAGCAGCAGCGCCACGCGGTCGCCCTTGTCTATCGACCGCTTGGTGGTGCCATCGGGCAGCTGCGTCGCGTAGCTGCTGTAGAATTGCAGGTACAGCGGGTCGACCCGGCCATTTTTGCGATCTTCGATCGCCATCTTCACCCGGGGTGCCGGGGCTGCACGGTCCGCCTTCACCGTGGTGCGGGTCGATTTCGCTGCCTCGGCCAGCGCGTATTCGCGGACCGTCTCGCTCACCACCTCGGTGAATTTCGACAGTGCGCCATTGCGCACCTTGCGGCAGCTGCTCTGGCCCGGGCTGCGGATGGTGGTCCAGCCGCCGTTGACGGAGACAATAACGACTTGCTGGCCGGTGGTAGCGTCTGTAGCGATTTGCATGGTGATTTCCTCTATGGTGGTTGGTGGGTTCTGGATCGTTTCATCAATCCAGAATCTGAATTATAACACGGGCGATACAGGTTTGTAATTATCCCCATGCAAGTGCGTTGCTTTTACGCAACGTTTCGAATGGAAAAGCTGGCGCTCGCGCAGCGCGTCGATCTCCGCCCAGAGCTTGATGTAATACGCGTCGTCTGTGGCCAGATCTTTGTGCAGCGCCAGCGTGTCGTGGCAGTCAAGCATGGCTCGACGGCAGGTGTACCAATCGTACGCTTTGACCTTGTTCGTGAAGATCTGGTGCCACTGACCGTAGTTCATGATGTGTCCTCTATATTTGCGTTAAAAAACGGGGGCCAGCCCCTGCCGACCCCCTAAGGCAACTGCCTTGCGGCAACCCCTATTGTACCATATCCAGCGCTAGACTGAGTGCGTCCCGTTTGAGCCTAGCGCCCGCCCCGAACCATGCGCTTTGCATCCGCGTGTCATTCGAGCTGGCTTTGCGCTCGTGGTCCGCGAATCGGGTGACCGCATTGACCAGTCCCCAAGCGGTGCCGGTCGCCGTGCGGGTCTGCTGCCCGATCCCGTCGAGGTAAATCCGCGTCACCATTTCCAGCATCGGGCGTTTCACCTCCAGATCCACCACCTTCTGCTCGCCGTAGAACACATCGAGGAAATATTTCGCCGCTTCCTCCTTGGAGACCTTGCGCTTGGACAGCGTGACCGAATCTTTCTTGAACCGATCCCATGCCCCGCCGACCAGCCCCAGCTCGGTCTTGAATCGCTCGGGGTTGAATTTGGTGCTGTGCGGCACCCGGATCTGCCCGCTCTTGCTATCCACGGCAATCGATAGTGTGTTGTTGCACACCACCCGGACCGTGGTGAATTGCGCCAGATTCGAAAGCGTTCCGTCGCAGGACGTGGCGAGCAGCAAGTAGGGCAGGACCGTGTCACCCCCGCCTACGTCGAACGAATCGTCCGCTTTGGCCAGCGCCCAATAGGTCGCCCCATCGCGCAGCATCCCGGCTGTCTCCATCTTGAACCCGCCCACCTCGGTCAGGTCCCGGAAGAATTCGATAACGTCCCGGGGTTGTGTGATACAATAATTGCTCGACATCACGCTCAGCGGCTTTCCCGTGTCCGAACGGTACAGCGCCCAACGCTTGGGCACCGTTTCCATACGCACCGGATTATTCTCCTCGTCGCGCACCTCATAGGCGATCGCCCCGCGCTTGACCTCCCAATCGAACCCCGCCTCGCGGGTCCAAACGTCCAGCGGCGCATCCGGCGTCAGGGTCTGCCCCAGCCCGTGCCATGGGGTCTCCCCGACGTAGGCCATCGCTGCTTTGCCGTCGACAATGTTGAGTTCGTGTGCCATTTTGCAAGTCCTCTATTGAGTTGATGAAGTATCAATTATACCACTGGTGCTATACCGTGTCAAGCATTCGTGTTTCACACACCTTGGCTTTTAATCCGAAATGCGTCATCCGCCCCGGGGCGTGCCGATGCCTCCCATTTGGGCTGGTAGACCTCGGGATTTTTCAGATGGCTGAACGTCGCGGGTGGTGTCTCCCCCTCCAGTGGTTCCCGCCGCTCCCAGACCCCGCGAAAGATCGCCCGCTTCGCCCGACCCGATAGCGTCATCGATGCCAGCGTGAATGAATGCACAGGGGTCGTCTTGTTTACTTTCATGGGAACAGGTTCCATCCGATCATGAACATCCCGGTGGTGATCACGAAGCTCAGCATCCACAGAAATCCGTCCACCACCTGCATCCAGTTGAATGGGAGCAGCTGCACCCCGGAGCCGATCAGCGCCTCCTGCAGCCGTTCCATGTGGGCATCGGGTGGGTACACCCGGGACGGCTCGTACAAGAGTCCGATCTGGACCCCCGCCTTTGTCGTGTAGGGGGTCTGGGTCACACCAGCTCCATCTGCTTGATGTTCATCACCTCTACCGCCCCCGTGTGCTCCAGCATCCATTTCGCCGTGAGCTTCCCGCGCACCGCTTCCATGTCGAGCTGAGCGCGTGAGCTGAACCCGATCTCGATCTGGTAATGATCGCCCTTGTAGATCCCGGCACCATTCTCGCGGAACACCTTCTTCAGGTACGTCTCCCGGGCCACCAGCGCCCGCAGCTTGTCGCGCACCTGCGCCAATTCGTCCACCATGTCGACGGTCACATCAATACGGGTCGGGGTCTTTTGCATATTGTCCTCTATGTTTATATTACTGGGAAATCCAGTACCTGTATTATACCACGGGTAGGTCAATCTGTCAATCCCCCTCCTATATCGAACGGCTCCGTGTCTTTCACCCGGTCCGCCACCAGTTGGGCATACCCGGCTATATCGACCCATGAATCCATGTGGTCCGGATTCCCGTTCAGTATCCGGGACACTTTGTGCATTATCATCTCCAGCGATTCCCGCTGGTGGGCGTTCAGCCGGGACCAGCCAGCACACCCGCGCACGTACTGCTTCAGCCCCTGCGCTATCTCCCCCTGTGTGGTGAAGTCCCCGTACTGCTCGCCCCTCGCGTCGAGGATCTCACGCATTTGCAGCCACCAGCCCGCCCGCCTTGTACCGACCCTTGTACCCCTCGGGTGGAGCGCCACGCACCATGCTATCGGCTATCTCCTCCGGGGTCTCCCCTTGCAACATCCTCCAAACCGTTTCCTCCGTCGTTAACTGCCGCCCCAAAGTTTGCGGACCAAATGCCCCTTCGAGCCGACCCGGGTTGGCAATTATCGACGGCTCGGCCACTTGCTGCAGCATCGCCCGATTCGTGGCATCCATATCCCCAAATCTTGGTGAAGCCCGCGCTCCGGACATTTTGGCGGGACCGTATACCCCAGCGAGTTGGGCCTCTCTCAGCATTAGGTACCCAAGTTGCTGTTCGGGTGTCATATTTAGCACGTCCAATGGTCGTGTGTCGACCGCCATCATTCGCATCACCTCCGGACCTGTGTAGCCTCGCATTAAAACGGGTGATCTTGCGCCGGAAAACACCTTCTCCAGATAATCAATCTCCGGGTCGGCATCCCTGACTGGTACGCTGAATGCTTGGCTTGAATACCCGCCGCCCGATTCGCTAATTGGTGCGACAAATTTGAGATCCCCATGTCCTATACCATGCGAGGCTACATTCCCAAGGCGACGTGGTATATTAACATCGGTCAGTATGTCCGCTGCGTTTCCCGACCCGCTCGCCCGCAGCATATCGTACATCGCGGCGTACATCTCTTTCCCTTTGGCGGGTAATCTGTCGTACCATGTCGCTTGTATTGCGCCGCCCCGGGGCTTGACGGACATTGCATCTATCCCGTACATACTGGGGAGATTGCCCGTGAATGGCCCATTCACGGCTGCTTGACGCATCCGGTTCTGAATCTCTGCGTTCATTTTCTGGCTAGCCGGAATCTGTTCCGAGTAAAATCCTAGTCGCGGGCCATAATCACCGGGGTGTAGATTCGTCGGATTTGCTGGAATTTTGCTCTCCGGGTCTAACCTGAGCATTCCCCTCTGTGGCATTACCCCCGGCCTAGCGCGATCGCCGACAAGTGTACCACGGATTGGCTCGCCCGTTTCCGTCTTGCCGAAGAGCTGGTTGCGGTTGTACTGGTCAAGCACTTCGTCCCGCGTCATATTGCGTTGTGCTGATCGCAACGCGGGGTCTATGCGCTGCGCACCCGGCAAAGCTGCGATCTCGGTGTGTACCCCGCCTATACCGCCCAACAGGTCGTTGAATGATACGGGTTTCTTACCTTTAAACCATGCTGGCATCGTACACCTCGTCTGATATCTTCAGTGTCTGCACATGTATATCCACCGTGTCTTGCATTGGATCCGCGTAGCCCCCCGCCAGATTCCACACCACCGGGATCCCTGCCCCCCGTGCCGCAGTGAATATTCCCCTGTCCCGTGCCGCGAGTCCCTCAAGTGTCAAATATCCCGCCCCGTATGGGTCTTTCTCCCACGCGTCCGCTCCGGCCTGATAGAATATTATACCCGGTTTGTGGTACCGAATCAAGCTACGCGCAAATACTTCCCACATCTCGACGTTCCAGCTCGACTGGATGCCCCGCCCCAGACTGGGTCGGGTGATATTGGACACTCGATCTTGCAGCTCGGCGTAGTGCCTAATTATTTCGTTGGTCCCGTCCCCCTCGTGCCCATCCCCGTCGATGATTACCACCCGACCTATATCGTGTGCCCTCAGCACCTTAGCCGCTGCGATCGCCAGCCCGTTGAATGTGCAGTACCCATACCCCTGATCCCAGCTCGCATGGTGGAATCCTTGGGAGGCTGAGCAAGCCACGCCACCGTAAACTAGGACGTGCTGCACTGCCGCCCAGAACGACCCGTTCGAGTACCTAAGCGAGTCGTTCAACTGCGCATCGGTATTGCCGAACCCGTTCTGGGTCGTGCCCTTGAACACCCGATCGACGTACCCCCGGTCGTGCGCTAAGTAGAAATCCTCAATCTCGTAGGGCTTGAACAGGTGCGGGAGCCTGTTGCTCTGGCGTACGAATTCGGGGATCTTGTTCACCGATATAAAATCGTACTGAA